CAATAACTGCATCAAAGTCTCCACCAGTTATTAAAGTAACTGGTGATGTTCCAACGTTTCTTTGTAAATCATTTCTAAAATTTTGTGCCATAATTTATTCCTTTATAACGCCACCGCCATTGCTAATGCAAAACCAGCTGACGCTGCTCCCACCGGATCTCCTGATGCATCCAAGAAAACCGATTTACTTGCAGGCATTGTACAAAAAACATCTTTAGTGCCCGCGCTAAAATCAACAACATTGTCAGAGTTAGAACTACTAAAAATTGTAGCTCCTGATCCTCTTGTTATGTTTGCACTTGTAGCATCTAGTGTTCCAAGTCCAACCTCAAACTCACTCGTACCTTGATTAAAGATACAATAGTAAGTGGTGTTATTGTTTCCTATACCTTGTGCAAAAGTTTCAAAACCAGTTACTGCTGCTCCAAGTGCAAATGCACCTGTTCCAGTAGTTGTGCTTGTTACTTTTACTCTGTCATTTATAACCAACGCCATAAATTTTCTCCTTAACTCATACTAATAATTGCATTAGCAGGTGTAGTAGGATCAGGAAACGTAATAGTAAAAGTACCATTCGTTGCTGTCTTGTTACCACCAAAATCTAAAACCACTACTAATCTATTTGCTGTACCATCAACTGTATCCGTATTGTAGATAGCTGCAAAAGCTGCAGTAAAAGATGCACTACTATAAGTTACATTATCAAAATCAACTGAGGCAACTGCTGTGCTCGAAGCAACTCCAAGTCTTGTTAATGTTTTTACAGAATAGTTAGTGCCACCTGTAGTATCTACTTCACCATTACCAGTCCCTAATAAAGCAACTGTTGATGATGTTGAATATGGATTAGTTGTATACAGAGAAATTTTAAAAGTGTTTCCACCAGAAGCTTTAAAGTTATGGTTTGCTTCGAAGAGAGCACCTCTAAA